ACAAAGCCCCAGCGTGAAAACCGCTAAGGAATAGAAACCCACCGCCTCCAATGACAACAGCGACCAGAGTCCCCAAAACAAAAAACCCGCTAACTAGCACCCAAGCGGGATCAGGTCTCATTGCTCAACCCTGCTTTCAGGGAATAAATTCTTTTCGACGAAAACAACAACCTGATCATCCACAGTGTTGTCCGTTGTTTTGACGTAAGCCGTCAACAGGTCAACGATCAACCTTTTAACTGCCTTGCTCTTCAGAAACGAGAACAAGATCGGACGAACGAGAAACACCATGATGCTCTTGCTGTTGACGAAAGTCTAGTTCCGATCGCTATGGCCCTCAAGCCGTGCAACACAACGTTCTAGCTCACTGATCCGAGCAAAAATCTCCTGATCTCTCAGCCTTAGGTCAGAGTGAAGAACGTCCATCCTGGTGGCTAAATTATCAACAGCTGAAGTCAGCCTCACCAGCGAATCACGACCTGTTTGGTTTTGACGGTTCGCGCCAACAATCCCTAGACCGGCAACCCCGATCGACGCTCCAGCAACAGCAGCAAAGACTTCAACCACCATCGACCAATTGCGTCAATTCATCATGGCAGACCCACAGGAAAATCACGACGAGAAAGAAGGCGTCTCAGTTGCAGATCTTGTCAAATGCGCTGTTTTGGTTTGGAGCGCAACATTATTGACCGTTTCTTATTTAGGGTTCTTCCCTCAGATGAAAATGGACAATACTTTTGTGGCCAGTCTTCTGACTGGCGCAATGGCAAGCTTTGGTATTGAACGTAAAACCGCCAATCAACAGAAGAAAACACCGCCTAAAATCGAACCACTTACCAAGACGCCTTCAACGAAATGAAACGTCTAGCATTTTTAGCGATTGCGTTGAGTTTTGCTCCAGCAGCTCACGCTGATCTCAGCCATAAAATCCAAAGCTCCATTTCGCTTCAGGTTGGTGGAGCGGTGACGACCGCAGAACGCATTGGCAGCACATTCAGCATTAGTGGTTCAAACATCGATACAACAGATGGCACCACTGCAAACACTGTCTCGGCAGGGACTATTACAAGCGGTGTTTACACTCCAGGAACTATTGCTGCCACTCAGGACACGCCAGGTGCTGCGTTCAGCTTTAGTCAGTCATACACACAAGCTGATGTCGTCCCAACCTCAGCCGTAACGACTGGAACAGCTGCAAACTTTGGCAGTGTCCAAAGCACTGCTGCTGGGACGCTCGGCACCTTAGCCGGGACCATTAGCCCCACAGGGGCAATGACGATTACGGGTGGAGGCGCAAACACCCTGGCCATTGGTCAATTTGTCACTGAACTCACGGTGAAGTGATGCGAGCCTTACTGCTTTTGCTTCTGCTTGCTCCAACCGCCAATGCTGTCCCTGTTGTTCCAAATTTCAGCAGTGGCAGCATGACCTCTCACACTGAGACCAAATCAAAAGTCACTGAGACAATTGTCAGTGAAGACTATGCCACCGGTTGGCAATACTCTGTATCTGGTCAAAACGTTCAACATTCAGGGTCAAGCATGACCCCAGGAACAACAACTGTTGATTCATGGAAGGCACTCAAAACAGGACAGAAGCCCAATTGGACACTTGTCACACCAGGAGCAGCATTCCAATTCGTAGAAACCTATTCCGGTCCTGGACTGTCGAACGTAACCACAGTTCAACGCACCACAGAAGTCGAATCCATTACAGATACTGTCTCGGTCTTCTCTCAGTAATACTTTTCGCTCCAGTAAACGCTGAAACAATTGGAGGCGTATCCGCTACTGCCGCTCCAACAGCAACCAGCTCAGGAAGCGTCACAAATCAAGCCGTGCAAATCATGAACGGTAACGCCATACAAAACACTTACGGCGGCGGCATTCAATGCCAAGGTCCAACTCTGACGTTTAGCCCATATGTCAATCGTTCCCAATCCTGGCAGCTACCGTACGAGGCTTATTTTGATGAGCCTGTATATGACCTTTCTGATCTTGATGACGATGGGTTACCGGATAATCCAGGATCCGTCCTTTATTCAATGCCAACAAGAAGTGGCCAGAAAGATTCGCACAACTGGTCAGGCGGGCTTGCCTTGCAATTAACGATCCCTCTTGATGGAGGTTTGCAGGCTCGCTGCAAAGAAGCTGCTGACGCTCAAATCGCATTGCAAGAGCAACATCTTGCCAATAAACGGCTTGACTTTGAGATTGCAAGACTCAAGAACTGTGGAGAGTTAAAACAGAAAGGCATTGAGTTCCATCCGCGCTCTCCCTACTACTCGGTCTGCGCTGACGTGATTCTCAGACCTAAACCAGGCCAAGTCCTTCCCCATAAGCACAAGATCACTTCCGTGATGCCCGCTGAGCTTTCTGGCGCTCAGACACAGACAAAACCTTAGTCTTCTTAGTAAGGATCTTCTGCACCTTTTTCATCACCTTCTTAACCGTTGGCTTGACCAGCTTGATAAGGAATGGAGTTGCAATAGCCATTGAAGTGGCAACAAACGCAATTCCACCAGTCTTAGTTACTTGCGGCAAAGTTGGCACCGCTGCAATAACCTGAACGCCTAAAGGCACTTCTTCGTAAATTGTCACGCATTTATCCTCTTTCACTTCATAACCAGATATACGCTTTTGACCGTCTTGGACCAACGTACCCACCTCCTTTGCTCTAAGCGGAGGACAGCGCAAGTCTTTATCTTCCTTCGTTACCGGCTTAATCGGTGGAAGCGTGATCGACGGTGGAGGCAATGGCTCCTCAGGAGAACCAACAGAAGGTAATTGAGCGTTAGGCGTAAAAGTTAAATCCTCAGCTCTGTAATCCAGCGGATCAAAGCTTGGCATCGTCCCATCGCAATACGTCTGGGCGCTTCTGGGATCATCAATGATCAACGTTCCAGACTTACTGTTGTCTTGGTTCGCCTCAACACAACCAGGCACTTGAACGATTGGAACGCCTAGCTGCAACGTGACAGGCGGTGCTTCTGGAATCGCTGTGCTCCCTGGCGTCATCCAAACCCGCAACTCTGGGATCCCAGGAGAATTGATCCCAATAGTGCGGACTTCAGGCATGACCCTGCAATCTTGCAATTAGACGATCCAAGTACCAACTAGCCTTGCCCGCGTCCTGGAGCGCGTCACCCTTATGCCACATCCTCAGTAAGTACTTGAGCGTCTGACCCAGCAGGTAGCCGCTGACAGCATCATCAGCGTCCCTAACTGAGTCCTCAATAACGTCAATAGCTTCGACGCGGCCTTGGTTGTAATGGGACGGAGAGTTGATCAGATCTGACATCAAAAAGGTAAAGCAGGGCCGGTTTCAGTTGGCAATACAGGGATCATCTCTTTGACTTGCCCAGGCATTGCATCTGTCACCGCTCCAGAAACTAGCTCACCGACAAGAGCCTTGGCCTCATCCATTGCTTGTTGTTTCAGTTCTGGCAGCTTGCTGACAGCGTAGAAACCTACACCTACCAACGCCCCAGACATTGCAAACGACAAGGCGGCAAGCGTGTTAAAAACTTTTTGCATAAAAATTCCCTAGCAGTGTGAGGCTACTAGGGAATGCATCTCCGTGTTTGCCGTGCCCGGCGTTAGGACTTTAGCTCAAAAACTGTACTTAGCACCAAGCTTGCCGCCGTAGGAGTTCTGATCGTCGCCAGTGATTCCAGAGATTTCGGTGTAAAAGCTGAAATTCTCGCTAGCGGCAACCGACCCACCGATTTTGCCTGAAAATTCCACGTCGGAGTCGCCACCATCAGGCTGCACAATTGCAGGACCTCCCTGCACATAGAAATTGTAAGCACCTTCGCTGTGCTCATAACCCAAATGCAGATCAGTAACGCTGCCTGAGAAGTCCGTTCCAGACCAGCCAAGGTTAGCCTCAGTGTTGACGTAGGGGCCAGCAACAGCAGCAGCTGAGCCAAAAGCCAAAGCGGCAACGGCGCAAGAAAAAGACTTAATCATGAGAGTAAGCAAAACCACTCAAAGCTTACTTGCCTTGGCCTCTAAGTGGCTTTCGCCCATGGGACGGTTTGGAATGCTTCCCATTACCCTGACGTGTTTTCTTGGGCTTGCCCTTGACAAAATCAACCTCAGATGAACCGCTGGGTTTAGCCATCAATGCTCATCGTGTTGTAATGCTTGTTCATTAGGCCAGTGTAAAGACCGTGCATTGGATGGTCCTTATCGTCCCGGCCCTCATATTTATACAGAGCTTCAATCCAAGCCTGTTTATTGGCTTGAACTTCAATATCCTCCGCGCCAGGCTTGCTAGGGATCATTGGGTCGGGTCTTTTCATGAGTAATCTCCAGGTCCGTTAGCGGAAACAAGGCAGTAGGCGAGGAAAAGCCCGCCTGCCCATAGCGCAATAACTAGGAAGGCCATGGCATGCCAGAAGCCTTGGTTGGTGTGCGCTGCTCATCAAGTTGTTTTTGAAGAATTCCTTTGATTTCAGCAACCTTCTCGTCACCGCCAATAGCTTCCTGCACCCAGCCAATCACAATCTCTTCGGTAAGACCAGCAAAAGGAACGAGGTTTTCAGGACGCTCAAAACCGATACTGCCGTAAACACCAGACGAATAGGCGTCATCTGCCGCACTCACGGTGTAATGAGCAGTAAAGACAAACCCGTCAGCGGTTTCGCGGTCCAGATTAGTAATAGCCCAGGTAAAAACAGTTGCCATGCTAAAAAAGTTTGTGTTGACAGTGTAGTAGGAAAACCCCGCTGTAACACGGGGCTGATAACAGAACAGCTACTAATTGATCAAGCTTTTCCTGCTTCAATTGCGGCATTTAAAGGCGCAAGATCTTGTTTTTTCCAATAGGTCTTGGCAACCATCAGCTCCAGGTGCTCAACATTGCGAGCGACTGTTGCTGCTTGATCAGCATCACGCGAGGAAAGCGCCATTAACTCAGTGATCAGAGTCACGCTGTCAAGAGCCGCAGAATAATTAGAAGCAATTTCTGCGGCAGTAAGTGTTTCGGTAGACATGGGGATTTAGCGAGATGACTTAAGTCTATGCACTTTTAAGCGCAGCGACTTCAGCCTTGAGCTCATTAACCATAGCAGTCAACTCTTGCACGGCATTAACCAGTACAGGAACAAGATGCTCACCTTTGTACTTGAGGTGGTCAGCATCTTCAGTGTCAATAATGACGGGGT